CTTGTTTCGTGGTACGATGCCAAAGACGGGCAAACCGGGTGGCATTCTGTTACCGACGTGCAAAAAGAACCACTAGCTGTATGTCATTCAATGGGATGGCTCGTGTTCCATGATAAAACAAGAACGGTCATTATGGCAGACTACTCAAAATACGACGCGGAACAAGACGGCGGTCGTCATATCGCGATACCAACAGGATGGGTAAAATCCATTACATATTTAACAAAGGACTATAAGGAAATAAATGATTGAAATAGACATAACAAAAGACATGATCGAGCAGTGCAAGGCGAAAGCGCAGGACATTGGACGATTAAAAAATTCCATAACAAAAGGACAGGGCAACTTGGCGGGCATTTTGGGAGAGTATGTTACTCATCAACATTTAAAGAATTCAGAGTGGCAAAACACCTACGACTACGACTTGATAGAAAATAATAAAAAGATTGATGTTAAAACAAAACGCTGTTCTTCCAAACCGCGAGATAATTATGACTGCTCGGTGGCGGAGACAAGCCTTCATCAAGGGTGTGATGAATATATATTTGTGCGCATACTCAATGATTTGAGTAAGGCGTGGATACTAGGGCGCATGGGCCGTGACGCTTTTTTCAAGAAGGCAAAACACATGAAAAAAGGGCAAGTGGACAAAAGTAACAACTTTAAAGTTCATGCAAATTGCTATAACTTACAGATAAAGGAGCTAGATACATTATGAACATGGACAGACTACTACAATCCGTTAAGAAACACGAGGGCTACAGAAATAAGGTCTATCTCGACACATTAGGCAAAAGAACCGTGGGCGTCGGGCACTTATGCGTAGAGGACTTCTGGGAGGACGATAAGGAGTATTCCGAAGAAATGCTCATGAATATCCTAAAAGACGATTTAAAAAACGCCATAGAAGGCGCTGAGAGGCTTTTAAAGGACTGCCGCATACTAGACAGCCTTGCAAAAGAAATCATCATAGAGATGGTATTTCAGCTAGGAGAAACAGGTGTATCGAAATTTAAGAACATGTTGAAAGCTTTAAAAGAGGGACCGGACTATCAGACGGCGGCGATAGAAATGCTCGATTCACGTTGGGCGAAACAAACTCCCAACAGAGCGGCAGCCATGAGTTCGGAGATGGCTGCGCTTGGTTGAGGACTTCTATGATCACATGAAAAAGGAACAGGAACTATTAGATATGAGTTACAAGGAATCCGTTCGGCAAAAGAGAGAACGCGATAAAAAGAAGAAAATAAAAAAGAAAAGAAGATGGGAGGACTTTATGCCGTTTTATTCACAGTGGTATTGGACAAAAGATTGGTTGGGACAAAAATGTAAAGCTTGGTATCATGGTCCAAGAATTAATTGGATGTTCCTAGAGAGATGGGAAAAGAAAAGGAAAAAAAAGAAATGAAAATGCTTATACTTACAGGATTGGTTGTTATTATTATTCTATTGGCCCTCATTGCCATAATGATTTATGCCATAGGAGAACATTTATCCCATAAATAAAACATCTTGATCCCAACGGCCTTTTAGGTATATAACGGAAAGTTCACCCCCAAATAAACCAAAAGGAGAAAAAGATGACGGTAGAAGAAATGCAAAGTATCATTGTGTACTTGACAGATAAAGTAGAAAAATTAGAAAAAACCCAGTGTAGATGTAACGATGATAAGACAGCAGTTTCACCGCCAAAGAAATATGTAACAAATTATGATGAAGATGAGGAGTGTCTGACGTGTTCAGCCTAGCTTTACTTAACGCTTCCGCCGTATACGGAGGCCTAAACGGAGGCGGCGGCGGTTCTTACGCTTCTTCGAACCGATCTTTCTACGTCCCTTATGTCCTTTTCTCTTTAAGTCGGCTTTGCTCATTTCTTTCTTGATGTGTTCAGTTTAAATTTCTTTCTTTTTTTCTATCTTGATCCCACTGTTGTACGCTACCACGCCAAAAATCTTTTTCTTTGCGATCTAACTGTTCCCACCTAGCCTTTTTAAATCCTTCTTTATCAAACCTGTAACGAATATTTTTTGCTCGTTTGTCATACTTTGTTTCCTCAGACATTGACACCTTTAAGTGGATTTTCCATAGAAAAATGCACATTAAAGGCCATAGAGCGTCTCTCTCCTTCACTTCTGAAAGGATAGACTTGATGTGTAAGCCAACTAGGAAATAAGTAAAAATCGCCNACTTCCGGTTTTACAAGNAAACTGTGACGGGCAAAATGATTGGGNACGGAGCCTAAAAATTCTAGACAGCCAGCCGTAGGATGATGATCTTCTTTTTTATATTCTTCCTCATAGTTGGGGGGAACTTTGAGAAAACATACACCCGATAAATTTGAATCGTGAATATGCATCGGGTTAAAATCTCCTGCTACTTGGCTGACTGCCCACACACGAAATGAAACTTTCGTCCCTTCTGGGAGATAGTCGGGAAGAACATTTTTCGCGTATTCTTGTGATATGGTTGCAAGAAACTCTGGAAAAGTCTTAATAGCCATATGATCTATGCTAATTTCTTTCTTTACATTTCCTGCGAGATTGTGGCTCCAATCTCTTTCCTTACTTAATTTTTTGTCCTTTAAGACTTTATCTGCTTGCTTGTTGAGAGCGTCAACGTAGAGGTCGGGTAACTTGGTCTTGAGAATGCTTGGCCCGAACGGTTGATAGATATCAAAACCAATTTCTTTTTGTTCTGTTTTAACCATCAAAATTTTCCGGGTTTTGCATTAGTTCTTTTTCATGCTCTTTCCATAATCGTCTTCCCTCAGACAATGTCATTTCCCATTCAACAACATTAAATTCTTTCGTTGAACCGTCCGTGTAATGAACACGAACTCGGTCAACTAGTTCCCCGGATTCGGGATGTTTTTGTTGGAATCGTGAGACTCCACTAACTATTTTTTTTGTCATCCTTTTTAGGAGGCGTTGAAAAATAAGTCGCCCTCTATTTTTGACAATCGTATCACTCAATCCTATTTTTTGCTAGAATAATATTTTTTAATTCTTCAATGTGATCTGCGTGATCATGATCTTTACTTGTAATGTAAGTCGGATTACTTGTTAATAATACTTCTTTAGCTTCAAGCTCTGATAATTCTCCTTGTATTTTATTTAAAACAGCAACATATAATGCCTGTTTAATCTGCGGGTCTGACATGGTTATCCTCTCCGTTGGTTAGTGTTGGTGTTTCTTCTTCTTTATCAATTAAATAACGTAAAAGGGATGCCATAGACATATAATTTTTTTCTGCTATGGGCTTGGCCTTTTTATACGTATTTATATTGATCGCGACAGATTTATATTTTTTTATGTCGGTCATTTCTTTCTCCTATATATGGTATGTTTATTCATACGAGGCCATATATATGGGATTTTATAAAAATGTCAAGGATTTTTGTTCGCTAAAACTTCATCCATTCTAAATAATAATGGGTAATCTCTTAAAAGAGAAAGAATAACATCTTTCAATTTTGTCTTGTATAAAGGGTCTTTTGCGTAAGAATCTAACGTATCAACTAATGCAAATACATCAACCTCTCCCTGTATAACCTGTTTCATTCGTAAATCACGGTATTCTTTAAAAAACAAACTGGTATTTAATAGCTCTATATAGTCAGCAACGCTTTCACATTTGTTGCCATATTTTTTTAATAGAACCATGCCACGTAAAGATTTTATATATGGCTCTGTTTTATCTGTTTGTATAATACCATAAAAATTATTGGCCTTTCTTGCAAATCGAGAATTTCCCCAACTAGATTCTATGATAGCCTGTCCTACACTTAATACAATAACAGCACGATCAAAAGGATTACTGTCCGCATTATGTGTGACAGTGCATTCTGCAATTCCCTGTACAAATTGGTCCTTGTCATCTTTGGCGTAGTCAAAATCAAATCCGTTTAAAATAGGATTACACAACACAAGCAGTGTCGCGCAAAGCTCTTTAAGCATCATTTTCTATTATTTTTTTTTTCCGTAGTGAACTGTCAAATGCTTCCATTTCCATGCAGAATGTTTCTACGTACACGGTATTTCCCCTTCGCAATTCATAATCAGAAATTTGATTTTCCGCCAATACTCTACTGTTTTCACATTCTTCTTTTTCCAAATAACCACCAAAACCTTTNTAGGCAATGGCAGGCGTATTA